ATGAACAGCAGGAAAAAGACTATGACCTTTTCTGTCAGGCTTCGCAGCACGCTGGAGACCGACTGACAAAAGTTCCGAGGGAAGAGAGAATGGAGGCAATCAGAAAAGCGTACCAGATGATTGACAATATCAGGAAGTACGGAATCGCCTGCGCTGAGTGGGCAAAATAGTGAAACATTAGCCTCTATCCCGTCAGTTCGGGATGGAGGTACATTTCGCCGTGAGGCGCTTAATCTGGGTTTTAAAGTGAATGGCGAGCCGTGATTGAGTTCACGGCTCGTTACTTTTATTGTCAAATTTAAACATAAAGAATATGGAAACATTTGAGCAGATCTTTAAAGAAAGAAATCCTCAGCACGAGTTCCTGTTGTCTCGTATGAGGTGTGCAATGGGTGTTGAAGAAGTCAGGTTTTCAGACATCAACACAGTGAACCTGCGCAAGTTCAAAGAGTACATGGAGGGTGAAGTGTCAAACAACAGCCTCAGAACCTACATGGCCATCATCAAGGCCACAATCAATGAAATGGTAAGCGACGGACTCATAAGAAACGGGAAATGCATATCTGTCCTGAAAGTCAAGCCCGAGCCGCAGCAGAACGTCTGTCTGTCTGATGAAGAGATACGGAAGTTTGAGAAGCACTACGACCGTATTATGACTCAGAGCGGACACGAGGTAGAGAAAGGCGTTTTGACGCTCTTCCTCATGGAGATTTTCAGCGGAGCGAGGGGTTGTGACTGTGAAAAGTTCACTTTGGACAACATAAAGGACGGAAAACTCACCTATGTATCCCAGAAGACTCATACGCTCACCGTTCTGCCTGCACATTCAAAACTCGAATTCCTTATCAGGAACAAGCCTAATCGGGAATTCTCACGCATGACGAAGAACAGAATCATCAAGCAGGTCGCAAAGCTGTGTGGAATCAACCAAGTGGTAAACCTGTATTATCATGGCAGGCAGCGTTCCATGCCAAAGTACGAATATCTTGGCTTTCACTGTGCCAGAAGGTCATTCGTCTCTACGCTGATAGACCGTGGAGTACCTATTTCGGCAGTCAGTAAATTGGCTGGGCACAACGATATTTCGATGACGCAAAGATATTATGTATCACAGCAGCTGGAACTGCCCGAAGAAGCCATGTCGTTCTTCAATTCCTGAAAACAAAAAAGGGGATGCAGACAGAAATGCCCACATCCCCACAAAAAAAAGAAAAAACACACAAGCTTTTTGTTGAAAAAGCATTATTGTTTTATATTTTTGTTTTTATTTATTGATATTAGTTTATTGATATATTTTATTGATGGCCTAACATCTTTTTACCCCCTCCCCTAACAACTTTTTGCATATACCCCTAACATCTTTTTACCACCCCCTAACAACTTTTGACTACCCCCTAACAACATTTTCTCAATTATTCTTCAACTTTTTCAGAAAAAATGTTGTATCCCCTATCAAAATACCCTAACTTTGCCTTTGCATTTAAAAAGATAAAGATATGGTATTTTACAAAATCCTCTTAAATCAAAGAGAGAAGATTACTGGTAGCATGGCTATCGTGTATTCAACACTTGTAGGGCAGTCGATTCTCAACGGAGAAGTGTTCGACTGCGATGGCGTTTTTGACTATGAAGCGGCACGTCAGTTTATCTATGACCAAACTGAAAACGGAGCATATTTCATAGACCTTCCGACTCCAAGAATAGGTTATTTATCCAAACACACAGGAATGACAAAACAGAATGTCAGATTGACTATTAAAAGGTTAGATGAAGCTGGCTATATAGGAATCAGACAAGAATCCATATATTGCCCCGTAAACCTATTAGATGAAGGCTTCATAAAAATTCCAAACGACACAACCCTGAAAGGATGGCAACTGATTGATTATGCCATTATGAAAGAACGCTCAATTGGACATAATAATACCATTGACACATGGGCAAGTAAGTTAGCCGAAAATCTGCATACAACAAAGGAAAACGTCTATATGACCATTATGCGCTTAAAAGAAAAAGGATATGTTGAAAGACTACCAAACGGGAAATTACGAATAAAATAAAGGGGAGAGACAAATAGAAGTCCCTCCCCAGAGCATTTAAAAAGAACCGTATGGTATCTTTTCGTGTGCAAAGATAGTCTATTTTTTTATCATAGACAAACTTTGTTCTGTTTTCTTTGTCGCTTCACAGCGATTATCATGTTTCTGTTTAGCCATTGCTAAACAAGTCAATCTCTTTTCTCTTCGGTTCTGACATCGGTACGCGCCATTTGCGCACGAAGTCCGAACTGAAACAGGCGCTTCCCTTTACTCCCTGACGTGGAATATACAATATTTTCGTAAAGCATCAAACTACTCAAATTTTACGTCAAGCCCGCTCCACATAGCCAGAGCCAGCTCCTTAGAGCATCCGTCACTCTTCTCAAAGCCCTTACACATAAAGATCGTGTCACAAGTAAGAAGGGCCTTGAAGCCCATTTTCAGATACTCACTACGGCTCAGATCTTCTTTCCACTCCCCATCAAAAGGAGTTATCACCTCATCAAAGAAATGCAGGAGTCCAGCCTTAACCTTCTCTGCATACTCCTTCCTTTCGTTTATATCCCTACCTGGAATGGAGTCAATCGGCAGGGATACATAAACTCTCTTATTCATAGTGCTTAAAGATTTTGTGACCATAAAGTAACATGATAGAACTTGACCACATCTACAACATGGACTGTCTGGAAGGAATGAAGCAGATTCCCGACGGGAGTGTGTCGCTTATTATTGCCGACCCTCCCTACGAATTGCAGCAGCATAGCGGCGCAGGAGCATTCGGGCGAAAGAACCGCGAATATCATCAAGGCATAGACCACTTGCAAAGCGGTGTTAGCAATGATATTCTGGAGGAATGCCTGCGAGTATGCAAGCATCCGAATATGTACGTCTTTTGCTCGAAAGACCAGATATTGCAGCTGCTGACATTTGCGACCAGTCACGGACTGAAATTCGACCTGCTGACGTGGCACAAAACGAATCCTGTGCCAACGTGCAACAACAAGTACCTGAGCGATACGGAGTACATCGTATTCATGCGTAATGGTGCCAATATCTATGGCTCGTATGAGACGAAACACAAATATTTCGTCACTCCGATCAATACGGAAGATAAGCGAGCTTGGGGACACCCTACACCGAAGCCAGTTCACATCATCCGTACACTTATCGAGAACTCGACGCAGGAAGGTGATGTAGTGCTCGACCCTTTCATGGGGAGTGGCACTACCGCTATTGCCGCAATACGTAATAAACGTCATTATATCGGCTTTGAACTGAGTCGGGAATACTACGAAACGTGCATCAAACGTATCAAGTATGAAGCCCAAGAGCAATCCTTGTGGTAGTCGGTTACTTTATGGTCATTATGTTATTTTTCTTTTTTCTTCCAATCCTCTTCCATCGAGTGATAGCACTCCGTTAGAAACCCGGAAAAGGAGCAGACAAAAGTCTCGTCCTTCGACAAATCACCACGTCCCATCGTATCGAGAATGCAGTGTGTCACCTCATGCCAGTAGGTGTTTTCCTTACTGCTGGGCGACTGCTTTACTCCATTGTACGTCTCAGCAATCTTTATCATGCCGTTCGCAAGCCTGCATTCTCCCAGATTTCCGTCTTCAATCGTATTCGGCTGTGTCACGTCTATCGACTGACCGCCAATCCTAATCTTCTTTGGTATTCTCATTTTCTATGTACTTTTGATATTCCTCATCACTCATTGGCATCCATTTGCCTTCCTTCGTCTCACACAGCCAGTCGCCACCCTCAACGATGTCACCGTCTGTTGTAACATACTCCAGCCACTCAAAGCCGTTCTTGTCATTCCGCTTCACGCACTTATTTATGCACGGAAGTCTCATTATGTCGGTAATATTGTTGCCGATTTGTATTGCCTTTACAATTTTCTTCCTCATAGTTTTTATTTTTCTGCATCTTTCAGTAACCTTTCAAACCAAGAGTTTGGATTGAGGGTTTCCGTCGAGATTACCATATTTCTAAAAAGATGGCATTTTTGAAAGTTTTCCTTTCTTTATCAAATACCTCTTTCCTCTTTTATCGTAGATCTTATATTCAGGAATGAATTTGACCTTTCTCAGAGCAGTTCTCAACTGACTTGGCCGGTCAAGTTCAAAATATCCTTCATCTCCTTCTTCGTCATGTACTGATATACGGATAACATAACCATGCGTTAGAGCATAGAACAAAGCTTCTTTTTCCCTATTAAACCTACGCACCATACCCCAATACCATTTACCAAGAGGATTATCTTCCGCTGCAATAGTAAAATGAACGCTTATACTTCCATGATGCCAGATACTTACACCTGTCTTGTCACCACCTTCTTCACCAAAGTCACACGAGAAATTTTCCATCTTAAGCACCTTTGCGTCAATCCGTTTGTTTCCGCAATATATTTGTAATTTGTCCGGCATAGTAACCTTATCTGACTCTCCCATAAATCTAAAGTTTATATTTAATTAAATTTGACCGCCTGCCGTGAGAGAACAAGCTGTGTTTTCTTTGTTTTTCCTCCTGGTTTCAGCTATCTTCGCTGCTCTCGCCTTTACCTCCTTTGGGTGGGTTAAACACCACTTCTTCAGAGATGCAGCCCGTTTAGCCTTCGTTTCCTCACTATCTACATGCCCCGGCTTAAACTCTCCAGCAGGATTGGTGCGCACACCTTTTTTGAACCTGCTCGGATAGCTTTTCCGCTTACTTGCCGCCATAGCCAAACGTCTGCGCTCTTCATAGACTCCACGAAGCCAGACATTATCCTTCTCCAAGCCAAGCTCACGTGCCTTGCGTATCATCGTCCGAGGACTGACACCAAAACACCCTGCCAGTTCCTCGTTCAGGGTAGTGGCATAGTGCTGCTTCAGGTAGTCGAGCATATCCTTGCTCCAGTGAATCCTCACAGAGTAGCCATGATGCACGACAATCCTCCCATGCTTCTCGCTGTAGAAAGTGCCCTCTCTTACTGGTTTGTATTTTGACGGCATAATTACGCTTTTTTAAGCATTTCAACTACTTGCTTATATGTATTGTCTCTTTCTTCCTTGGTTACGTGGACAATATCTGACCTATGACCGCCTTCGAGCCAGATTACCAAACGTTTATCGTCATTTTTGTCTTTAAAAACCTCGCATATCTTATCCGTAGGAATAAAGAAAGAATCACCAAACTCTATATACTTCATAATTTTGTTATTTTTGATAAATGTTTATGTAAGTGCGTGCTACTTTATCGGATGGAAAGTAACATCAGAATAGTTCAAGCTGGCGAACCTCGTTTTTGGTTATATCAGGCCCAGTCTCTATGAACATCTTCCTGAACAGGTGAAAAAGCACGTCAACTACAATGGAGTTGCCTGCCAGTTTGTATTGGCCGCTATTAGAGATGCCTGATGCCTGGATTTTGTCGATGTCCTTATCATCAACACCCATCAAGCGGAAACATTCCTTTGGAGTTAATTTCCTAATTCTGAACTTTTTACCCTTCAATTCGGCGGGCAACTCGATTTGTTTTTTCTCTTTTTCCATGTCTTTATCAATTAGAATTACTGCTATCGGATGATTATCCGTCTTTATCGTTCTCCCTATATTGTGTAGGGGTGGGCGAATAAAGTCTTTTGACTGGTTGTAGTATATGCAGTCGTATTCACTTATCTTCATACTCTAATATCATTGGTTGCCGATTACCCCCCCATAGTCATTATGGCGGGAGAGATGTACTCCTTGTCCCACACATTCCCGGCAAAGCCTGTATTGAACCGCTCTCCGTAGATATTGAAAAGCCTTTTCGGCTGCACGTCATTCATATATCTCGCATATTAGAAAATCCTTTAGCACCGATGTTATGGAATTGGAAATACCACCACCGATTTCGAGCCGTTGCTGATGAGCAGAACTATGCCATTCTCCATCACTGCGACCTCTCATCGCACAACTTAGAATTATCTTCATACTCTACCACTCCAGTTATTCCTTGTCCCGTACCGATGAGGAAGGAGATGAACCCGCACTTTCCGTAACACGCACGAATTGCTCTGCACAGTCCGCCACTGTCGGCATTAATAAACGTTATCTTCTTCATACTCTATAATCTTTGGGGGTGCAGAACTGATAACCGCAGGAGACTCGTTCCATGTATCGGTAATCTGTAGTTCGCTCACACCACGTTTGTCAGATGTGTCGCTCTGGAATGCCCTGATATTTCCATTAGGCATCATCTTAAATGCGATATGCTCACTTCTCTTGCTCATATATCTCTAATACTCCCATTTCCCTGAATCCTTGACGCGGATGGGTGATGTTTCCTGCGTAGTGATGCGCTCCTGTAAGAGTGCAGGCAATCCCATCTGGCGCATTAAGTGCAAATCTACCCCCACCTAAAGGAAAGAGTGTCGCTCTTTTTGTATTCTCGTCAATAATCCTCTTCTTCATAAACCTCCACTACTAAAACCTCCATCGTCTTCCACCCCCCCTACAAGGGTGTGGACGCAGTTCACGTAAGGATTCAGGTGGATGCTTGTCCACTCCCCCTTTCCCTCACTGCTCCTGTTTCTTCCTAGTCCGAAAACCTCTTTCATTCCTCAACCTCTATTACATAGTATGCGCCATTAGCATCAATCCTTGTGCTTATGACAGGTGATACTTCACCGCTTACATAGTTTATTTTCCCAAACTGAGTGTCAATGATATACACCCCATTGGGGGGGGGTAATCTTAGAAACTCAGTAATCGGCTTTATACTTCTCTTATACATATATCTCCCAGATTACGTTACCGACCCCACGGAACTCGTTTGCCGTGATAGTAGGACAAATATCATCATGCAGCCACGCCATCTTGTCTTTTTTGCATTTCCATTCCATCTTCCTGTTGATTGGATGGATACTCGCATATCGCCGTATAGGGGGGTATTATGTTTCATTTGCATAGGGGCAATCATCATTGTACTGGCAAACATTACATATCAGGGTATTACCACGATTGCATGGTTTGTAACCGTTATCGTTAGGGACTTGTTTTGTTCTCCTCATATCCATAAGGTGACAAATTTATTAGTCTTCATACTCTATTATCTTCGGCTCGACACCGCTATGGTGTCCGACGCAGATACAGGGAGCTATGCCTTCGGGATCATAGACCATCCCATTCTGGCTCGATTTCCATACATATCCGACACTAATACACCTCGACGATAATAGTCGACCCAGATGCATCCGTTCTTGTATTGATGGTTCCCGACACCTCTGTACTCTTGTAGTAGAGTTTCCCATACCCGCAGTCGATATAGTACTTTCCTGGGGGGGTAAGAGTTAAGGAACTCTGCCAATGGCTTCACATTCCGTTTGTACATCTTCAATCACAATTACTGCCGTTGCTCCGTACCCTCCCCTTCTAACAAAGTTGGCGAATCCGTTCTTGTAGTACTGGCTCTTGATAGGGCTGCACGTACCATCCTTCATCGGGTTAAAGGGTATCTGTTTCATACACTAATATCTCGTTTTGGCACATAATGGTAGGGCATATTTTACCCCCCCCCCTTGTACCCTTCCACGTCGGGTCAAAGAGCTGGGGTAAGTCCAGTCGAAAGCTCCGTAAGGCTCAACCTCGATATACCCTTTCTTCGTTGCCTGTGGTATTCTCAGATTCATTTGTCAATCACTTTCGGACAATTGCCGTGGTCTGCTGTATGACAAGGCGACAAATCATCCTTGTTCACTACAACACCATCCTGAGAAGAGTTTATTTTACCTCCCCCTGATTCCTGCGGCATAAACTCCTTCAGACGCTCGTCACTGAGGTAGTATTTCTCATTCACCTTGGTTTCAAGAACGTCTTTCAACCTTCTCTTCAAGGGGAAAGGTTTCGGGAAATAGTATTTTACGTTCCCTGCAAGGGCATTCAGTTCTTCAGCATAGATGCTTACAAGGAATATTCTTTCACGGTTCTGGGGAACACCATAATCCTTTGCATTTAACACCTGTGCAAAGTTTACGTAGCCAAGACGTTCAAGCTCCTGTTGCCACAAGTTGAACATAGGCAGGAATTTCTTGCTTACCATTGCCTTGACGTTCTCCAGGCATAGGTACTTCGGGCGTTTTACCTTCACTGCATCACGGACATTCCAGATAATGGAAGAACGAGTACCGCTACCTTCGGCAAAGCCGTGCTGAAGACCAGCGGCACTGATACTTTGACAATTTTTGGAAACGCACCCATTAACTATATACGAATGGTCTTCATCAACCTCGATATTATACACATGCTCTTCTTCTGCAATATCCATCCGATGAAAATTATACCAGATATATCCATCTTCATAGAATGCATTATCCTGCTTGTTGTTGATAAGTTTTGCTCTCAACAAATACCAAGGTTTCTGATTAACAATCCTTCCCTCTATTTCCTTATGAGGTTTTACCTTCACCTTTGTTATGCTTGTAACACGATGATAAACTTTGGCTACAATCTGCTGAATTGAATAGGCCAAAGACCTATTTACGGTAGAGAATTGAATGTAGTTCTCCCTGGGCCTACATCCGTCACTATCTATATACCCCTCAAGGAAAGCCTTCAGTTGAGGTATTGGCATACGGATAACATCGTATGGAATATGTTTCTTACAACATCCGGTTCCGAATTGTTTCCGTATAACGTCCTGTATCTCTCTGTTGCAGAAACGGAACCTATTACAAGTCCTTCCTTGTTGAACGGTATACTTCCATTTATCTTGGTTAAGATGCCTTCTCAATTTCTCTTCCTTAACTTCATTGCATGCAATAATAATGTCATTATCACATTCCCTCGCAGGAAGCCAACCATCACCTATATACATGCCAACCATATACCAAAAATCAAGTTCTTCTGTAATAAAAGGAACTGACTCATTATTTACAGGGAAACCAAGATAATGATTCTTTGTCAAGTCTTTTGCCTGAACAAACTCTGGTTCCGTAAAAGTCCTTACGCCTTCATGACCTTTCCTAAATTTAGTTCTCGCCCAAAATTTATGGTTTAAAGTACAATGAATCTCATCAAACGCTGTTCCATGAATATAACATGTAGGATGAACCCCATTATCAAACTTTTTTAGTATTGGATGAAGTGTGTTTGATTTTGTCAATACTATATCACCTTCAACTATATCGGAGAGTTGTTTATATCCCTTTGCTGTCAAGATAAGACTATCTTCCGTCAGGCATGGTGTCGAGTAGAAGAGAAGGTCAAAATCCTCAACCTTCGTCCAATCAATCTTAGTCATATCTCCAAGATTGCGGTCTGCATACTGCGGGAAAAGAGCATTATGAGCGATAACCGCAGGCTGCTTCTCCAGAGGTGACTTGCTCTCAGGGTCAAACTCAGCCCATGCTATCAGTTCGTAGTCAAACTCAGGATAACGTTCCCTAAGCCTGTTCAGTGCCAAACATTGACTGTCATAGCCACTGCAAAGAGTTACGACTTTTAAAGGTCTATCTTTTGTAAATTCCATAGTTACTTTTCATCCGATAATGTTAATATTCAGTTAATCATCTCAACGACCTGCCCTTCCAAAGAAATGCTGTTCCTTACGTTCGTTTTCAGGTGATCAAGGAAATCGCAAGTGACATCACGTACATCAAACCCTTGCTCGTCAGCATTCGCCACTATTTCCATCATGATATTTCCGAATATGGAAAATACTTCAGGAAGTTTAAGTCCCTCGATAACATGTCCCGTTTCCTCAAGCTTCTGTTGTACCAACTTGTCATTAATGTATTTTACATTTTTCATAATTCAAAAATTTATTTCGGGCATAATATTCCTGCTACCTGACCACTCGCACCTGCGATAATAGGCACCCGTTTCCCAGCGCGACTGATAGCGGGTAAGGTACTTGCGGCACTCAACAGGGTTAACACGGCAGAGTTCCTGATATGCAAGATATGCATAGAACATATCGTAGTCGTATTCAAGACAGAACAGACTTACGGACTCGTCAAACGTCCACTTGGAGTCAATATCAGGAAACCACAGCTTGACAAATGCCTTTATTTTGCTTGTGACGGGGCTTTTTACCTTTTGCGGGTCTGTTACCCACAAGTTACGACCGATGCCGTCAGAAGTCCTTAAAACAAGCTCCACGACACCTCTTTTGTATTCCATGTTGGGAAAGTTACAGACCTCTTTTACCTTCTTGCAGAAATTTGCCAGTCCGCCACGTTTCAGCACCGAAACAGTCCTGCCATGACACATGTCATAGAGTATCGAGAAGAGCTTGGCTATCTTCCAATACGAAACCGCAGGGTTCCCCTCAAGACGACGACTCTGGTTCTTCCCGATACCGAGAGTCACGAACGAACGGGACTTGTACCACTCGTAAGGATGTTCCCCCATCATATCTCTTAAGACGGCTATCTGCTCAAGCTCATTCTTGTTCCAATCCATGCAGAACGTGGAGATTATGGCCACCTCCTTGTCGGCATCGTCGGAATAGTACTCGATAATCTGTGTCGGGAAGACCGGGAACATCCCACGCTCCTTGTATTTTGCGACAAGCTCTCGCAGCCATTCCCGGTGGTACGTAGAGAACTCGGAGAAATAGTCCTGCCTCGTCTTCTTTGCCACTTTCACATCTTCCCTGTATATCCTCTTTGTCATAGACACTTCACATTAGGCATCTCCTTCAGTTTCTCCAATGCGGCATCAAGCTCCTTCTGCTTGACAGCTTCCTCCTCTTCCTTTTTCAGCTTGTCAACCTGAGCTACATATGCCTCATAGTTTGCCTTTGTCTCCGGATTCATGTTGATCGCGGCAAGAGCCGTTTCATCCATCAGTTTGTTGTCACAGACAACATTAACAATCTTGTTCCACTCCGAGTTAACACGGACACTTGCCTCAATGTCTATGCCAAGAAGAGCAAAGTCACCGTCTTTGTCCTTAACGAACCTTACACCAGACTGTTCCATCATCCACACGAAATTACGATAGATGGCATCTATGTCGGCATAGGCAAAATCTGACGAGCAGTCTATCCCATAGTTGGTCACGAACTCGGAAAAGAAATTCCTGCGGGAATTCTTCAGCCCGACACAGAACAGAATCACTGCCTGGATCTCTGTCAAGAGAGTGATGTCATCTTTCTGACCGGCTTCGACCATCTCACTGCGTTTCCTGATAAAATAGTCCCTTATGGAGCATTTCAGCGGCTCAAGCCAGGGTGCTACGTATGAATACGCCAGACGTACATGATCCTGAGCCGTCCTATAGGAAGACATTTCGGTATTCCTGTACCACGCACTCTGATAATCATCGTTTATCTTGCGTATCTTCCTCAGATAGCCGACAGCCTTCGGCGTCAGCCGCTTCTTTTCCTCAAGGGCATCGCATAGCTGCTGCATGACGGTGTAGGCAAAATGGTTCAGACGATGGATCTTTATGAACTCATCCCCGACCAGCCTCAGAAGATTGTGCACCTTCAAATACGTCATACTATAACCCGTGCCATAGAACTTGTACCTGCGCAATTCCTTGTCTGCAAAGAGAACGGAGATACCGAAATTCTTCTCCAGTCCCGCTTCCTCCGAACTGCCGGCCTTGTTTATCTTCATGGCAAGACTGGCTATCTCACCGACCGTCTTGTCCTCGACAAGCGTCGTGTCTATATTGTATACAACCTTTTCCATAGCCTAATAAGCAATATTATCCAGCCTTTCCTCTATCTCGTCATCGCTCTCCGGCTCCACATAGCCAAGACACTCCCCCTCATGCTGGTTCATGCAGTGACCGAGATACGTGCAGAACCGGCCGCATTTCTTAATCAATCCTAACATATCTGTTGTTTTTCACATATACCCCCCTGCAGCTCCCATTCGGGAAAATACAGGGTCTCGTTATTAAACGTTTAATCAAAATAGTCATAAGTGAATCCGTATATCCTGCTACCCCTGCGCAAGGCCGTATAGAGAGTCTTGAGAGACAAACCGAGTTCCTTGCAGCATTCCTTCACGCTGTCCCATGTTTTACCCGTCTCACGGCATCTTACCCTATGGAGCATCTGCCCACCTTCGACCTTTATAGTCGGCGCATTGCCGAAGTCAAGACCATAACGGCTTACGTCATATACCTCCAACTCACAACCGGGAAAGTCCAGTTTGAGGTCTGGGATGACTGCAAGACTGTTGGCGTAGTAGTTTGCCTTTACCACGCCACCGACGATCACGGCTATAAAGAAATTGACCTTGATTTTGTTGTTACTCATGACACAATTCCATTGTAATCTCCATAGCCACCGGGTCATCCTGCCATTTCAGGTCTGGCAATTCCAGCCCGTCAGCTTCAAACATCATGAACAGCATGGATATACAACCGACTGATTCAGCCTCCCATACACCCCAGTGTTCATTTCTTACGGGACAAGTAGTGAACACCCTACCCTGCCCTTTCTTCGAAACAGCGTACCAAATTTTCTTTCTCATATCTTTCGATTTCGTTAATCCGGTCCCTTATCTCCATCAACTCAGAAAGGGTAAAGAACACACCTTCCGTAACGCCACACCGCTTGTGGCTGACAAAGTATGTCTTACCCTTCTTGTCTTTCACGACACTCGCCATTACTCAAAGCAGTCAATAATCTTCTGTTCAATAACTGCAGCAATGGTGTAGTCCGACATCTTGCCATAGGCTTCCATTACGTTCTTGCGTGCCTGCTCGAAAGATGTGGCGTTGACCAGATAATAGAAGTTGTTCTTCTTCTCGTTTCCGAAGTCATCAAGATAGGACTCCTGTATCTTCACCTTGTAGAAGGTTTCGCCCTCATCAAAGATAAAGATCTCCTTGTAGGGTGACACCACCTCGGAGAGGACATCGAAGCTGCCCTTTACATTGTCGGCACTACCGACCTCCTTCGTAATCTTCGCCTCGCAGTCTGTAAAATTGACCGCCTTGACAGCATACTCTTCACGGACTTTCTTTGTCAGTCCATCGTCCTGTGGTCTCTCAACGGAAACCTTTACCAAGAAAATTTTTCCCGAAATTGATTTCATAATTAATTAATCTTTGTTTATTGGTTCATAAAGCCAGCCGTTCCGCTGGTACACAAATTTTCGCGCTTCTTCCTTGTCAATGAAATCCCTGACAAAATCGTCGCATCTCACTCCGTTATGGTCTTTTCCCACCTTCCAGACACCCCAGCATCTGCGATGCCTGGCAAAAAAGTACTGACCTTCAATCGACTGAATCATTAGGCTCTGCAATAATAGAATCGTTACCGTAAGCCTGGGTGAACTTACTCAGCTCATAAGAGATGCTGTCTCTCTGGTGTTCAGTACCAACCACACGCATACGCATACTTGTAAACGTCATGAGCCATGTCGCTATCAGGATGACAATGAAGGCAATCAACGAAACAACCGGTTCACGACTTATGAAAGACACCACACACCGCCATATCCAGCGGATAACACTTAACACTCCGAGAATCAGGCAGGATACTATCCTTATAAAACCCCAAGACATCTTCTTGCATCCCGAAAGAAAACACACCTTCCACTGATGGAACGAATCAAACAACAAATTCTTCATGCTCTAACTATTTTTTTTAATTATCGTAATTCTTCTGCTATCTTGTTGACAATGATATTCGCCTCAATTTCCGATTTCTTGGGAATGAAATCCGCATATACCGCATCTCTCACGTTCTTGCCAAGAACTGCATCCACTTTCTTCTGCAGCTCTTCTTTCTTCGCAAGATAGGCATTACCCAAGGCTTGCCTGCCATCGGGGAACTCTCCGCGAAAATACCATTTCTGAGCGGTCGCCGTATTGGCATGGAGATTCACCAACTGCCTTCCGCTGTCGATACACCACTGCAAGGCATAGGTAGCAGCCACTATCTCGCAATTAAACTGATCTGCCACTACGGTCTGGCCATTGGTAACCCACTTGTCGGGGACTTTCCAAGCCACCTTAAACACAATCTTACCTTCTTCGCACACGACAACGGCACATTTGCCGACACCGAAGTCGCACCTGCCCTTCAAATAACACTCTGTAATCATATCTTTAAAGTTTAGAATGGTACTACTGAATCATCAGGAGCATCAAACGGCATCTCAGCTTGAACCGCATCGTCATTCCATCCATAGGTGATGCTTTCGGTAAGACTGTTCTTCAGTCTGTTGCTCTCCAGCTCGAAATACAATTTGGCAAACTCTCCGACAAGGCTACCCTTAGTCCTGAACTTGCCTATCTCAACGACATTGGTACATCCGCTTGAGATAATGTCCGTATAAACGTAGGAAGCTAACGCCCCCTTCGCATTGATCTTGAAATCCTGATTAATACGGTGCATAAGCATCACATTGTCAGCCCTGTTGCTGATGTCGCCGCTGCCGCTGATATTGTCCACACGGATAAAACCGGAAGCCTTGTTCGGATGGGCCACGATATGGATATGTATGTTCAGCTCCTTGGCAAGATCCTCACATCGCTGCAGGAGGATACCCTGACGCTCGAATTTGTCCTGGTCAAGTTCCCTGTAGTTAAGCACCATAAGATTGTCGAAATATGCCACGTCCAAGTCTTCTGATTCTTTCAAGCGTTTCAGCTGCTCACTGATCTGCATGAAGTTGTCGCCATACTTGTTGTTGAAAAGCCATACGTACTTGTCAATCCACTTGTCTATCCTGGCTGCTATATTGTCTGGGATATAGTAGAAATCCGTCTGCCCGTATTTCCTGGTGTACTGCTTGCCTGCTGCCTGAAGGTATAGCCATTGCTTGAACTGGTCATCTTTCAATTCTCCTGTATATATGGCATTCTTGTAGCCCTTATCTGAGCTATTCAATATCAGGTTTGACAACAGGGAGGACTTACCACAGCCTCGGAATCCGGTCCATATCGTGACATCACCTCGCCTGAATCCCAGTCCCCTCTTGTCTATGACGGGGATTCCAGAGGGTATGAAGTCGGCCAAGTCTATCTTCGGTTTCTTTATATCGGACATCTTCAGCCATATATGGCCTTTCTCGTCCTGCTGAACCAACGGCTGTGATTGTTGTACGGGCTGTCGGAACGACTGCTTGTACATCTGAGGCACTGGCTGCTCAATGTGACTGTATGCATCAGGCTCGTACAGAAGCCTTACATCCTTCCACGTCTTGCCACTGCATGAGTTATGGAAACAGAGGAATCCTATAGCACCACTGTCCCTTTGGAATATTACCGCGTCCTTGTGCTTGTGCTGGTCGTTGAAAGGACAGTGGTCAAGAATGTATTTCGTGCCCCCTGCCACACGTTCCTCCTTGTAGCCTATGCCATGCTTTTGCAGAAAGGAGACAAGGTCGAAACGTTCCGTGGAATAGTTGTTGTACCGGTTCGGAATCTCCTCTTTCGGGTAAAGTTCGGCAATTTTCTTGAAATATGCAAATTCCGTAGGTTTTACTATCTGCGGTACACGTACTATTTGCGCCATGCGCCAAGGACGCTCACTCGTATATTCGCCTTTCATGGCACACGTCCCAGGGAGCTTGCATATACGGCTCAGGTTGAAAACCTTCTCATCCACCTCCACATGTTCGTCGCTGAACATCAGTGAGCAGACCTTGATGAAGTTCTTTATCACCTCGGTCTTCTCCGGTTCTGCACCTATCCTACACGGGAGGGTAATATGGTATCCGTTACCGCTGCGTCCCACTATCGGTTCGTTAAACCCTTGCGACAACAGATAGTTGTACAAGTCGATCGCCTTGAGGTATGCATAGTGCAATTCCTGATCGCTACTGCCGACACCTGCAGGCCGTATAGGGTCAAGGTCTATGAGGACATGTGTCCTGCCGTCAATATCCAGGTCTCCAGTAGTAGGTTCGCGCTTGACAAGAATCATCTTGTCTCTCTGTACCCTGCTGTAACAGGCGTCTTTTATGTGGTTGAGCGTGAAATATATCTGGGCATGCGGCAGGTTCTCATAAGGCTTGATTGCCGCTATCAGGGTATTTATATCCTTGAAATAGCCGGAATAGGTCCGCTGTCCGTCAAGTATCCTTATCTCAGTGAGGTCGCAGCCGTTCTTGAATACGTCCCACCATTTGTATATTTCTTGAGGGTTAATCATTTTTTTATTCCCATTGTGATTTTTCGGCTACAGGTTCGGGAGTAACGAACAAGGTGGGAGATTCCTCCTTGCGCTTGCTCTCCCATGTCCTGCAAGCAGCCTTCCAATTCTGCATCTTGTTCTTTCCAACCTTCCATCCATTGCTTTCATAGAATGAATAGAAAGTCTCTCCGTTGAAATGGTAGCCTTTCTCTTCTATGTAGGCATTTATCTCCTCAATGGTGGGAGTCTGGAATATTTTCTTTTTTGATTTTTTAAGTTCGGCATTTTCTGTCTTGAGAGTTTTGTTTTCCTCACTAAGCTCGGCAAAGGCTTTTTCAAGATCGGAAAGACGGGAAACAAGTTCTTCTTCTTTCTTTTTAGATACGATAGTATCTTTTTCTTTTATATTATTTTCTTTATTATTATATATATCTTCTTGTTGTTGTTCAATCTGTTGTGCAGTTTTTGAGGGTGTCTGTTGTTCAATCTGTTGTGCAAGGTTTAGTCCAAATTTAATGGAAATGATAGTGATTAAGCGGCTTTTCTGTTGTTCAATATTTCCTATCTTCTGTTGTTCATTTAGATATTTACGGACTGTATTCCTACTCCATTTCCAACGTGCTGCCAACTCTTCTTCTGATTTGGCTAATTGACCAGCCTTTATTTCAACAACCTGACCCCTCTTTATAAATTTCCTGTCTTTCCACGCAGCAAGCAGACACAAGTCTATATAAGCCTGCGAACGTGTAAAACGCTCTGAGAAATATTCCTCAGAATCCATCAACTCTTTGCTCAACATAGAATAACCTTTACTCATATCCGACATAATTAACAAATCCGACAAAAGCAAATGAGGGAGGGGCTGTCGGATTACCCACGTCACTCAGGAGCTACCATGAGTTATCCCTCGTTTGCAAAGTTACCTCTTAAAAATACGAGTTATCTTGAACCCCAGAAATATCTGAGGAATTATTTAATATCATGTTGCATGAGTGCAGCAAAGGGATCAACCTCCTCGCTCATACATGTATCTTCGTCTTCTTTTATTGGCAGGTAGTACTGGCAAGGCTCATAGCACATCAGGAAGTCCATCTCGCTCCAGATATGCTTGTAATGGGCATAGATGTTTACATCGTAGTACCTGCAGTTATCTCTCTTTTTACAAGTCTTCTCACAATAGTTCTCATCGAGAACGTAGCCTAAGCAATAGTTATACATAAAGCTTTAAAAAGTGCCCCGCCACTGCAGGGCTGTAAGCGTTTTACATTAAAAAAAATAATATAATCAAAAAAACCTTAATGGAAAGAACGTCTCACGACGTAAAAAAATAGTAGTGTGAGGCTCAACCAAGAACCTCACACTTGAAACGGCTACTGACCAACTTAACAGCCTCTCAGAACGGCAGATTTCCCTGTTGTCCCTGCTGTGGAGCAGGTTGCGGAGCTGGCTGAGGCATTGGCTGCTGAGGAGGAAATGGCACACCCCCTGGTGCGGGCTGTGGTGCAGGTTGTGGTGCAGACTGAGGTGCAGGAGCCTGAGCTGGGAACGGCTGCTGCGCATACTGCGGCTGTGGAGCATACTGAGGCTGAGGTGCATACTGGGTTTGCATCTGACGTTCAACCTTCCAGCAGTCGACGGAATTGAAGTAGCCTCCATTACGACTTTGCTGACAGGTTATGTTAAGATGTACAGTTATCATCTCGTTCTGCTGAATAGCGAACTGTTGTAACTTGTCTGAACCGAATACTCGGAAGCACAGACTCTTGGGGTACTGGCCTTGCTCGTATGTCAGGACAAACTCCTGCGACTGCCAAGGCTGACCAGATCTCTGACTAACGCCCTGATTGGGCGGCATAACTTGGGTTATAATACCCGATACTACAAAATCCATAATTTTAACGTTAAAATTTATTTAGAACCATTTAAGTTGTTGCTCAAACTCATCCCTCTTTACCTCTGGGATGAAATAGTTGAAGATGACATCCTTAGCTCGCTCATAGAAATCGGAGAAGTCGGCCTCGGACATTTTGCCGAAGGCTATCGACCTCGGTTTCTCAAGCCATGCCTGACGTTTGATGTCGTAGAAGGTCTCCGTGTAGCCGGTCGCTATCAGCAGGGTCTCACGAAACCTCTCCACATTGTTCTTGAAGAACTCCTGCTGTTGTTCCGTCAGGTATTGCCACGAACAGTTGAGCAAGGCGAAGAAGAGACGGTGGAACTTGGGATTACGGACTTCCTTGACCGTCACCTCATACGTCGCACCTATCTTCATCTTCTTCTTCAACTCATGGTCTGCGTCCGTCTCGGGGACAAGCCCCGTCGCTGTATTGACCACACGTAGTTTCATGTTACTTTACTTTTCTAATGTCTCAGTCAATGATGGTTATTCTCAGACTCCCTGCAGACGTGCTCTCCTTGGAGAACTCCTTGAACAGGTCTGGGTGAGCCTCCTTGAACGCCTTGGAGTCAAACGATGTCTTGGTAGTGGGAAGGACTCTCGTAAGTTTTACCTTACTGCCAGTCCACGACTTGACACCAGCCTCCTCCATGAGAGTATAGAGACCTTCCTTCAAGGTCTTCTGCCTTTCCTGAAGCTCCTTCACCTGCTTCTCCAGCCTTGCCACCTCATTCTCGACAGACGCGAACTGTATAGGAAGGTTGCCGTAAGCCTTGGCAATATCAAACACCTCGTCCTTCTGGTCTGCGTCAATTAGAAGATCTATCGCCTCGTCCGCCCAAGGTGTCAGTTCAACGAACTTAGACTTGTCATCACGCAGCCACATCACATAGATAGCGGCTACCTTCAAGTCGGGATTCAGCTTCTCAAACCACCTCTTGCAGATACTCTGCTGGAGAGTAACGTTGT